CATAAGCAACCCCATCGGTGATATCATCCAGATCGCCGACCACTTTGCTCAGAAGGACTTTGGCATTCTGGAGGACTTCCTGAGCTACTTTGCCGTAAGTATCCCCTTCGGGTATGCTGTCCAGGCCGTTGGGAGTTGCCAGGGTACCGGTATAATAGTATGACTTGTTTTCAAGCAGGCCGACCTTGAGGCCCAGTGTCGCAATATCCCTGCGGGTTATCGTTTTATCAAGGATATCGGCCCGGCCTTCCCTGATTTCCCATGCCTCTTTCATGGCAGAGAGGAATCCTCGCAGATTTTCGGGCAGATCCTCAGGTACCCCGGGCAAAGCCGGTATTGTTGTTTTTCTCGAGGTCATTTACTCTTCTTCTTCCAATGATGCTATGAGCTCATTGATCGAGGTTGCTATGGCCACCAGATCCACATCCGATGTACCGGTAAGCTCGATTTCGATCATCTTGCCCCGGTATTTGGATGGCAGTCTGAAGATATTGTCATCTGTTACTGTTTTGGTGGATTTCAACACCCCATCGACATAGAGTTTGAAGGTTACGGTTCCATCGGCTACTATCATGCCGGCAGTGAAATTGAATGGCGAGTAGTAGAGAAATTGCTTTGACTTCCACGTATAGGTAAGCTCGGAACCGGCCTCTGCCCAGATGTAGACTTCATATTCATTGTTTATTTGGTTTTCCACCAGTACATAGAGATAATCATCAAAGGTCTGCGCCCCGTAGATCTTCTTGTTGCTAAGGGAGAAGTCGATTACCCGCATCTCATCCAGATGAAAATAGAAGCCGGTGCCGCTGCCGCTGAAAAAGATATAGACCTTATCATCCCAAAAAGCGGATATGATATTGGTGATATCCAGAGCCTGCCACTGCTCTTTGGTGAACAGGTTCTTAGTCAGAAGCGATCCCCCATTGGCGTTGATCATGAAAAGGCCGTCGTCAGTAGGATAGATAACGCCTCTTTCGGTAGAGACAATTCCTCTCTTTGCCTTGCAGGGCCGTTTGTAGGCCATGGGATATAATCTGAGACTCGCAGGGTCGGTGCCTGTGCTCTGGTAGGGCACATTATCGGTGAGAACCACCAATGTCTCAGCGTAATGCCCTATACCTATTACATCATAGGTACAGCGCTGTGCGTAGTCGCTGGGCCATACATAGGGATAATTGGGGAGAGAGAAATAGACCTCGGATCCTGAGAAGCCCACCAAAATGTTATTCACGAAAAGATGCAGCCCTGCCAGATCCGTGGGGGGCGCATCCCAATCCTCAACACTGATTACCTCTCCTAGATAGGAGTCTTCCCTCTTGTCGTCGAAGCCATTGGCAACCGCATCATCTATCTCGCAATCGGATACATCCAATTCCCAGTAGTCGGTATCCGTAGGAGCGTGCGTAGGAGGATAGCTAAATTCCTGGATGCAGATATAGACACTCCCCTCATAGACTACGCGATCATCGACGGAATAACTTGCCTCGTCATCGTATTCGCTGATGTTGTCAAAAGGGTAAGGCACGAGCTGGTATTCCGCGAGTTCGGTACCGGTAGCCAGACGGTAGAGTCTAATATGGGTGACATTCTCGATACCGGCGACGAACCCGGTGATCTGAATCCAGTTATCTTCTGATACATCGACAACGTCAGAGGGGGGAGAGGGCGCTGATTCTTCTCCCCAGACCGTGACATAGGTATAGACATAGGCGAGCGATTTGGCTGTATGGGTGCCTCCGGCTTGCGGGGTAACCGTGAGCTTGTTCGCGGGCGGGGGGACACCGAGGGCATAGCTGGATGTAGGCCAATTGATGAAAGATCCAGTCGTGGCCATAGTGTAGTTAGTTTGCTTTGGGGCCCCGTCTCCGGTGAAATAGATCCTGTTGTCGGAATCAGGGATAAAGGATTTAACCACATCGATATCTTCACTTTCCCAATGCAGCCATTTGTCTACCAGCTGATAAAATGACCGGGATTGCCCGGCTATCACGGTATTGGAAGACGAATCGATCACTGTATTGCCGTTTGAATCCACGACCTTCAAACCGGAAACCGTGAAATCGTATAGTGCATCGGATTGAGGCTGTATCATGCCCCTATTAAGTTTGCAGTTCTCCGCTGTTTGGGCCTGGCGCTCGCCCAATAGTTTGGGAGATATAGCCGGGATGCGGCCTTCGAAATTGGATAGTCGGATAACGGGCATTTGCTATCTCTTTATCTGTTTGGTTGCTTCGTATTGGAGAATAAGGCGTTGCTTGTTCTGTATCTCTTTAAACACTCTGAGCAAAGCGAGGGCCGCGGGATCCGATTTCGGTTCGGTTTTGCCGTCTTCATACTCTTGCACCATGCCATTGCGAAATGATTCAATAGCTTGTTGATTCCCTTCAAGCAGGCCGAGCATGCTCCATTGGAATTCAAATATCCATATATCAATACATTGCTTTCGTATTTCTTTCTCCAGCGGATTCCCTTTTTTAGATACAGCCATTTCAATCCATGCAGGACAACCTTCTTTCCCATCCCAGGGCTTTTGAGGACAGCCTGATTTTTTAAACCGCTCTAAGTCTCTTATGCATGGTGGATTCATGGTTTAATCCTTTGTTGCTGCAATTACTTCTTGATAATGAGGTGCTGAATTAGCACCAGTTGCTCCTGTACCTTCCGCTCCTGTGGCTCCTGTGCCTGCTGCCCCTGCTGCCCCAGCCAATACACGAGTAGCCATATTATTTGCATTCCCAATGTAAAGTCCAGGGTGACCATATCCATCCACCCATCCTGCTTGGGGAATAGTAACATCATGCGTGTGACTTGGGCCAGTATGCGTATGACTTGGGCCGGTGTGGGTATGTGTACTTTGTGGATTAACTGCTCCTCCACTTCCTATATTTCCGCTTGATGCGTAACAAAGCATTGCATTATCTTGCCAATCGGCTTTTCGGGTCCAGCCGGTAGGTGCTGAGCTTTGTCCAAATAACATCACAGTGCCAGAGGCAAACTTAGCGGATGCTTCCAGTTTCGCCGCCGTCACATTCGCATCCTTGATCTTGGCAGTCTCCACGGCATTGGCAGCGAGTTTCGCCGCCGTCACATTCGCGTCCTTAATCTTGGCGGTCTCGACGGCATTGCTTGCCAGTTTTGCAGCGGTAATTACACCATCTTCCGGTATAGCGATATTCACCCAGGTCGGCCCACTGTAATCGGTCAAGCGCCAGTATGAACCTTCATCCGTTTGAAGAGCCACCTTTCCGTTATCATCTTCCGTAAGCCCGCTCGCCTCTTCTCGAGCGGTTGAGTCAGCATATTCCTTGAAATGGATGACATGCTGTTCGGCATAGCCCAAGTCTTTATGTTCTATATTGGCCATAATCTTATGCTCCTCCCAGGAAATCCCTCATCTTCACGCGTCGAGGACGCTTGGTATAGCCGTCGGTCTTTATGCCCTTGGCATTATCGATGAGCTCTTGGAACCGTGTTTCATGCTCCAGGGCGAGCTTCGGGTCATACCAGGGGAGCGCCTTTCTACTGAACAGCAGGGCTTTGGCACCGTGCGCTATCGCGTCAAAATGATCGTTGTAAAGAAATTCCTCAACTGTCGTACATGATCGTGTCGGTTTCAGATTCACGCGCACCAACAGGCCTTCTTCGCTGGCCTCTGTCGGTATATCCAAAAGGTACAGAACTCGGTCTTTATCTACCCAATATTTGCTTGGTGTCGATGATTCCCTGTATTTCCAACTCCCGGCGCTGTGGAGATCCATCTGGTTTTCCGATGCTGGCGTCAAGGTTGTAAATTGATCGTCGTCCTCGCCGTCCTGTTTATATTTCACGTCATCAATAGAGATGATCACCGAGTTATCGGGGGCGGTCAGGGTATAGTTAGACTGATCTGCAACAACAGTGATCCTGTCGAGATCCTCTTTCCAGAGCAGTGTTTTCTCGCAAAATATAATGCAGGCATTTCTTACATCATAAAGGAGTGCTGGAAGAGTTACTTCTGGTATATCGGAAATCAACTCTGGGACCCACTCAGTTAAATTTTTCGGGGTCATGGTTAATCCTCATTAAGAAATAATGGGTTTCGTCTGGACCTGAACCGCATTAAACATATCTCCAGTGGCTTTCCGTGCTTTAGCGGCTTTTAACATCTCGGCAAACATAGTTAAATAACCGGTCGCAGCCTCGGGCTTAGCCCAAGGTTGACCTACCTTGCTTAAAAGATCCGCTTTAGCCCCCATGCCGATAACTTTATAATAATCGTTATAAAGAAACTCCTCTACTGATGTGCAGGTATACGAAGGTCTCAGGTTGACCTTGACTAGCAATCCTTCAGTGCTATCAGCTATTGGAATAGGCTGGAGGTGTATGGCTTTATCGACATCTACGTAATATCCGGTTGGTGTACCGGTCTCGAACTGCCACTGATTATTGCTGGCATAAAAATCTTTCTGCGTTTGAGAAAAAGGATAGAGAAAGACAAATGTTGAATCCTCTGCACTATTGGCCTTATGGAGTACTCGTTCCACTGAAATGATTTCTGAATCATCGGGGGCTGTTAGAGCATATTCACTAGTTGCTGTTACAACATCAATACGGTCTAGCTCTTTTTCCCATAGCAATGTCCGTTCGCAGAATACAATACAGATGTCTCTGACAGCTTTCTCTACAGCAGGCATCGGTACGCCTGGTACATCTGGCGCTATTTCCGACCACCATTCAGTTAATGCTTTTGTTGCCATAATTTTTTATACCTCACTTTGTTGTTGTGTATGTTGTTGTGACTGCAATCCGAGATCCCGATAAAAGGCGTTATACGCATCAAGGGCCCGCTGCCTCGTCCCCTGAATCCCCGAATCCTGGCTCAATGCACGATAGAGGATATAGTTGATCAGCGCGTTGTAGTAGTTCTCTTTGATTGTGAGGTAGTCATTCTTCCATGCTCCAAGTTCATCGTAGTCAATGGGGGTAGGAGTCTTGGCATATTCCAGATCCACATAGCCGGTGGCGTCCGAAGGGGGAGAAACGTAGTACGTAGTAGGGTCCTTGAGATCGGGCATAGCGTTGTAGATAGATGCTACCTCGGTTTCCGAGCTCCAGTTGGGGGCGAATACGGCCAAGGCCTGGAGGCTGGTCAAGGTAATCGCTCGGCCTGGTGTTTCTCCATCGGTGCCCATATTGCGCAGGACATTGATGAAGGCTATCCCTCCGGTGGGAAGAGTCTGTTTAACTCCGGCACTGAGCTGTACGGACTCAATGACCGGGTTGGCCTGCGGTACCAAGGAAACGATATCTCTTTCCCCCTGGTTTGCCCAATCCAGCAGGGTCTCCTGAGCCCAAGTATCCCCTTCCGTATCGTTGAGGGCTACCTGGACCAAGTTCTCGATGATGTGGCCGATGGTTACGGTAGCCATAGCTTCCCTCCGAATAGTGCGCTATTATGCGCAAAAATGCGTAAATTCGGTATATATGCACAAAAAGGAGGAATTTTACCCTGCCGTCGCCTCTTCGGCATGCTGCGGAACCTGGGACTGGATATACCCAATCGCTTTTTCTACGATGGTATCCAGCTTTTCCCTACGGTCAACCTCATAGCCGAAATGCTCCCGCATCATGTTTTCTACCTGGACCTTGCCCCTTCCCTCTTTACGGATCTTATCGAGCTGCCCGATGATATCGGACGGTGATACATGATTAGAACCATCAACAGAGGGCCCCGGTGTTTCTTCAGCTGATTCCCCTTCGTTTGAGGGTACATCCATGATCACTCTGCCCTCGGGAGGGGTTTCATCTTTAAATAGATCTCCGGGTTTCATTCCCAGCAGGGCCAGAGCCCTATCGCGCTCTTCCCTGAGTTTTTCGAGCTGATCTGCCACCCCTTCTACATCTACTTTCCCTATCGGTACCGCCGTAGGCGCAGGGATTACGTTGCCCTTTGCTTGGCTCGCCAATCGCTTTAGGGCCTCCTCCGGTGCAATTTCCGACATATCCTTGCGTAGAGAAAGCACTTCGGTCCAAGCATAGATATACCCGCTAGGGTGTTGCATTAAATACCGCACTATACGTGTCATGACTGTACTCCTTTTAAGGTTGATAGGCTGTGAGGACTGCCGAGAAGGCAAATCCTCACAACTGTTGGCCTGCCTGAGGCAGGGGGGTTAGAATACCTTGAACCCATACATCCAGAAATCGGCAATCAAGGTTGATTCGGCTGCACCGTTGAAGGTGACATCGATGGACAGATTTCCGATGGAAAGGGTCTGCGCTCCGTAATTGCCATCGAAGGCAGTCCATTCATTTCCGTCTTCGGTATCGAAGTTGATGTATGAGTCATCCGTGCCGACATCGCAGGTATCGAGCCATCGATCAGCCTCCGCAGTTTCCTCTTGAGTTGCCGTTGCACTTGCATGTCCCAAATCAATGGTAGTGCAAGAGCCTCCGGTAGTGACCCGTATCCCGCCGCCCAAGAGTAAAATTCCTGCTGGAACTCTCCAGAGTTGCAAGATATCTGCGGCGGCAAAGCCAGTTGCGGGGAGCAATGTTCTATCCCCACTAACCGCCAATGAGGAATGACCACTTTCCGCGATCAATGCCGGAACATCCAGATGTCTCCTCAAGAGTACGTTACCAAAGGCATCATACGGCACCGCATAACCTTCTTTGTAATAATGATATGTTGACATAATAGTTCTCCATGTTGTCCGGGCAGGGGGCTGCCCCCCGCCCGGATATGTTATTGGTTAATCGCTATTGGCCTTTGCGCACGTACAGGTCTACGACGGCCTCAGTCTTGAGAACCTTATAGCCATATACGTTGAGCCCTCTCACCAGGTTGCCGAACGTGCTTTCGGCCCTGAGGGTCTCCATCTCGGTCATCTGGGCGGCAAAGGATAAGCCGTTTCGCTGACCGCCGATGATATGCCAGCAGGTAAATCCGGTATCGGAAACACTGGTAAGCAGGTTGCTGAGGTATAAGGTCAATCTATCGATTCCCCCCAACCGACCGTTTCGCAGGATGCTCTGACCGTCACCGGTGAGAGAGGCATCCTTGAGGTCGGACTTTTTGATCATGCCGCTTACCCATGGAGGGATAATCAGCCATCTGCTTTCGTCTGGGACGTTCTGCTCGTCGAGGACTGTCCCGATATCCACGATCTTCTCCAGGATAATAGTTTTGCTTATCACCACAGGCGATGCAGTGGTACCTAGGTTGATGTCACCGCTCTTTGCACCAGCAGCGATACCTTTATTGCTGGCATGAGCATCGGAGTAGAAATCGGCGAGTGCACCTTCATCGACGGTGATCTTCATCTGCTTGCTCGCATCCCCGGACCAATTGTCCATGAGCTTGATATCGCTCTGGTGCCGATCAATATCATCGCAGATGAAATTGAAGTACTTCGCCTTGTCTATCTCCATTTCTATAGTCGGGCTCTCCGGCCGCTCGATCGTGAGGGTTTGACCTTTGGAGTAATCGCGGATGGTGATATCAGGGGTCTGCCGAATGATCACCTTGTCGCCCTTATTCTTGATCTCCTTTGATGTTATCGACAGGTTCTTTATCCTGTCCTCTTGTGGTTTCCCACAAGGCCAGACTATATCATTATTTTTCTGTTGCGTTTTTGTTTTGATGGTGATAAAGTATCGTTCATGCCAGCCAAGCGTACCTTCCTTATCGGTAAAGAGACTTTGCGCCGGGATTACGCAGAGTTGCAGTCCCTCTATAAGTTGGCCAAAAAATACGGCGCGAAGCGTTTGACGATTCTCTCTTGGATGAAAAAGTACAATATCGCTCGCGTAAAAAGCATCCCTCGAAAATTCTCTATCACCAAGGATGAATTGCGGCATGACTACGAAGAGCTTGGATCGTCTGTCAAAATCGCCAGTAAGTATGGAGTTTCCAAGAAACTTGTACTCCGATATATGAAGCGTTTCGGGATTGAGAGGAACAAACGCAAGACTCCTCCTGTTGACATCATTGTCAAAATGGCGATGAATGGACTGTCCACTCAACAGATTGCGAAGATCTTCGAAGTAACTCCAACGTGGATCCGCAAATTGGCGAAACAGGCCGGAGTGAAGGTCGATGACCCTTATCATTCCGGCTTTGCCAAGCACGGAGGATATATAATGGGGTATCGGCCAGACCATCCTGATGCTGGGACTAAGGGTTACGTGATGTTGCATAGGCTGGTGATGGAAGGACACATCGGTAGAAGATTGAAACGAACTGAGGTAGTCCACCATATCAACGGGGATACCTCGGATAATCGAATCGAGAATCTGATGTTGCTGAATAGCAACGCTGATCATATTCGTCTTCATGCCGATCTGAAACGTAGCCAAAAACGCAAATACAAACAGAAAAATACGCCCCATTCGTGAGGTTTTTCCCATCGCTTTGGCGAGAAGGGTACTTACCCTAGTCGTTGAACCTTCAACCCGTTTCCAGGCCGTTTGGCTGCTGATTGCCCATTGTCTCATCACACGACTTTTCAATCCTTCGCGCACGCCGTTACCGGCCACGCTGTGGAGCGTGAGCTTTAGGGTGTTCCAGCAATTAGAGGCGTTTAACGAGGGCAAGATCATTCCGTTTCACCCTCGTAATCGGTATTGGCGATAGCCGCCAGGACCGTGGCCGCATAGAACTTGACCAATAACTTACCGGACCAAATCTCCGGTATGAATGTCCCGCTATACTGCGGGGATCCAGATGCTGCGTTTATAGTCATGATAAATTCCTCCTCCCAGCATCAGCGCCCCGCAACGTAGCCCTACAAGAGAGTCTATCTGCGACCCGCCGGCTGGGGATTGAGTTGTTGCTTTTGAAATTCATTGGTTATCTCGTTGTACTTTTCCTCTGTTATCTTCCCGTCCACGTAGTCCCTGGCTGCCTTCGATATCGTCTCTGGCAATATGGGCTGTTTTTCTGTGGGAATAGCCGATTCCCCTCCGCTTTCATCTGGCAGAAGCTCCGATTCCATACCAGAGGGGGTTTCAGCCTTAGGGGTCTCCGTAGGGGGTGTTTCAGCAGAAGATCCTCCACCGTTGCCACCAAGAGGCATGCCTTTTCCCTTTTTGAAGGCGTTGAAGATATTGACTACGCGCTGGGAGTCCATCTTCTTATCCGCTTCCTGCAGGAGAGAATCGCGTGTTCGACCGCTCATGAGATCAACGTCATCCAACCATTGAACGAACTCAGGGGTTTTATTGATCGTTTCCCAGTCCTTGACCGCTTTATCGAGTTTGTCGTAATAGCGGTCCTTGTCGCTCACCAACACTCGTTGCGAAACGCCGCCTACAAGATTTTTGAGCTGGGCGTTTTCGTTGACGAGGGCGTTGAACGAGCTGACTAAGTTTTTCATCTCATCGCCATATCCTTCGAAATCCTCTGGATTGAGCTTCTGTGTCGGAGCTAGCTGGCCGCTCCCCGCTTGCGCAGGTGTGGCCTTGCCGTCTTCCGGGGGGGCTTCCTCTCCGTGCTGCGCGCCCTTGAGCTCTTTCACGATGGTATTCAGGTTGGATATGGTCTCATTGGCACTGTCGAGTGCGACTCTTAGCTCTGCATTCTGTTGACGGAACCGTGGTATCTCAGCATCGTATTTGCCTTGGAGCACCTCGTATTTCTGCTTGAAGTCTCCTTCTCCCTTGGCTTTCTCCTCTTCAGGCTTTTCAGCGTGTACCCGTGAGTGCGCTGCAAGCGCCTGCTGGGAGCCGAATGACTTTCCGCATACTTGGCAGGTAAACTCCTTTTTCTCCTCTTCGGGCTTTCCCTCTTCGCCTTCCTTGGGAGCCTGAGCAGGGGTCTCCGGTGGAGTCTCGGAGCCTTCCCCGGTCTTCCCGTTGATGAGCCCTTGTTGAAGCTCATCTGCCTTCTCGCCCTGTGCTGTGACGTTTGAAGGCATGCCTTCCAGTTCTTGGTCTGTCTTTTTCTCCTCTGCCATGACAATCCTCCCGCGAGCCGCCTTTACGGTCTTCGCATTGGTCCTTCACCGTGCCTGACGCCTATCGCCGGTCTACGGATCCGGAGCATTAAAAAAGCCCCATATTAATGGGCTTTTTGTCATTAATTTAATTGACTTACAAATAAAGCCCCTATAGAATTTGAGTATGAAAACTAAAACTGGTTTTACGAAAGCATATTTACTATCTAAATTGGTTGAAGCCTCTGAAGTATTAGGCCATAGCCCAAGCGAACGGGACTCAAAAAGGCTGTCGAATTTTCCATCAAGAGGAGCATACCGTAACCATTTTGGGACATTTGCGAAGGCAATGACATTAGCTGGGCTTCCTTTGGTAGAAAGCGGTTCTGCTAATCCCAACCATTTGTTCCATTTTGAAAATCCTGTCAGGAAAAAGAAACTCAAACATAAACGGATAAATAGCTCTAAAAACCATTTGGCATTTCGGTTTAAAATCCTCAAAAGGGATAACTTTACATGCCAATATTGTGGTAGAACTCCACAAGATGGTGCAAAACTTGTTGTTGACCACATAGTCCCTTTTTCAAAGGGTGGGGAGACCATTGAAGAAAACCTCATTACAAGTTGTTTTGAATGCAATGCTGGCAAAGGAGATGTCCTCCTTGATCTAAATTCACTAAAAAGAAAGCCCCACGAATAATCTTTTAAAATTATCCAATGGGGCTTCTTTAAAGCGCGTTGGCTTAGTGCAGTTGTGGGCTTAGGGCCGCTGCTGCACCGTTATGTGAAATTACTTACCTCATATCTCCTCTCCCCGGATAATCTTCTCAAACAGGGTCACCAAAAGCTTGAGTGCCCGGGTTACTGCAATAAGGACTTTTCTGCCGTCAACATGCATAACTCAAAACCATATTCATTCATCGCATGAAGAACAGTCTTGTTTACCTCGCACAATCCTGATGATAGCTTTCCAGCGGCAGCGGATCTCCTTAAAACAGGACTTCACTTTCATCCATCTCGTTATTTTTACTGCTGGACGCGGGAAACGATGCTCAAATGCAATAGCCTCTTGCTCTTGATAATGTTTGAGTATTGACTTTCCCCATAACTCTGGCACGAAAAGACTGTCATAATCAGGAATAGCCATATTCTGGGTTTCCCATGTTAAAGTTATGCCTGTAGGGGATTCTTCATAGTCAATGAGATTTCCTTGTCTATCGAATCTTTTTTTACTGCCCATTCCTATGAGTTTTTCCCCATCAAATTCAAACCATGATCTTAGTTCGGCATATCCGTAAACCTGCTCTGGGAAGATTTCGTTCATAACTTAATATTCGTCCTCACCGTAAATACCTCGGGGGCGACTAATACGCTCGACTCCTTAGACCTGATAGCGGAGATAAACCCCACGATTTCCCGCTCGATATCATCCTCATCGGTCTTGTAGATATAGATCCCTTCACGCCATTTGTCCTCTTCTTCATCATAACGCCTGGACTCCACCTTTACGTGATGATCGTTGAGCATCTTATCCACAAGAGCAGGATCAATGCGCTCGTTGACAATGACACCGAGTTTCTCAAGCGTCGTGAAAAGACAAGCATGCACAAATCCTGTTGCCTCGGCATGACTGGAAAATCTATGCTCCTCGGCCTGCTTGAGTACATGCTCGAGATTATCAATGTCATAGGCCTTCATCTCGCCTATGGTGATGTCTTTAGCCATAAGTCCTCACTTGAGCAGACAGGGCGCAGAAACAACCATCCCGCGCCCCGCCCGGTTAAAGTTTTGCCTAGCTTACCAACACCTCGGCGATGTTGCCTTCATCGATTGTGGTGGTCACATGCATTCTCGGCATATATACATACTGATCTTTCGCAGCAGCCGCGATCCTGGTAACTTTCACGAAGTTACACATAGGATCGAGTAACGCAAGAGCAGTGTTGCCGCCAGTGAAATTAAATGCCTCATCAATGCTGGTTGCCAGGTTCGAGCTCAACGCCAAGAATGTGCAGTTGTGGAAGTATGCAAGCGTTACGCTCGAGCTGTTCTTGAAGTTAACGAACATCGAATCAGCACCATCCACAAACATCCTGAATAGGCAATTGTGGAAATGCGCAGTCACGCCTGCGGCCAATTGCACATTGTAGTTTGCAGCATTCCTGGCAATGGAGCTATCGCCAAATATGCATCCGTCAAAGACATTCTCGGTCCCGGTCAGGTCAACGCCAACATAGGATGTATGATCAGCCTGGTCTTCGTTAAAAGGGCCTCCAAAATGAACATTCCGGAACCTGTTCCGGGCTCCCGAAATGCTCCATCCAACGTAATCGGCCTCTGCCGTACCGTGCATGGTATAGAGATTGGCAAAAAGATTGCCATAGCCAGATACGGTTATAAAGGGACTGAAAGCGGTACTCATGCCGATCCTTGATCTGGCATGCTCACAACTCCCCGGCCATACACCGATCAGATGAGCCATGTTCTTTGCCCACGCGAGATTGCTTGCTAGGCTGACGGAACTGGTCGATTGCTGCAAATGGATGACATCATTATATCCTGATCTAGCCATCCCATAAGCGCCCGTTAAACTGGTTATAGGTTTGTCCTTGGTTTTGCCGGTATTGCCTGTGCTACCCAAAGCAGCATTGATGAAGAATTCATCGCCCATGCCCTTTGCGAGCAGATCACCAACACCCCCACCTATAATTTTATCTACGGTGAGCTCCCCTACATCTAATTGTTCGTATCTCATACCTAAATCCTCCTGTTGTGGAATGCCTCTTGGATCCCCATGATCCTCTTGGGGCTCTGCCCGTCAGTGCCCCGCTTGGCGATTCCGTTTATTCTCATCCAGCCGCTTTTTTGCTTCCAAATCCTTCCTGGCGGCCAGAAGTATTTCAACGAGCTCATCAAGGCCCTGGAAGGCGCCTTGCAAACGTATGGTCATATTGACATCATTCTCTCGGGCACAGGAAATAGCGACCTGCGTGGATTGTGCATTGAGCCAATTCATCAATTCAGCATAATCCGGGTCGGACTGCAGCCGGGCCGCTGCATCCAGATATTTACCTTTCAGCCTATCCAGCAGCATTCTGCATTGTCCTCCCCGGTTCTCTGCCCTTAGGCGATCCATCGGGATTGAGTGGTGTAGCCTCGGGACCTCCAGGAATAGCTTCTGCCCGCGCTTTCTGTTCTGCAATCTCCCGCTGCTCCATCATTTCCTTGGTCGGCACAACCTCATCGACAGCCATTTTCAAGGATTTTACTTGTTCTCGATGCATAGCAGCCCTACCCTTGAGACCAATGATTGCCATGTCCGTAGGATTATTGGTGCTATTGAGGTATTCGCCTCTCCTCATTTGCAGCTGCTCCTGCATGATGAGATGGTCGCTGGCCCTGGCCCGTACGTTGATATCTCCGGTTTTGTCGATATTCTCGTCGTAAAGCATAACGTGCACCCAATGGTATGTTACCGATGGTATGATTACCCCTTGATCTACATGAAAAACGACTCCCTTCATTGTTTTGCTTGCCGCATTCATGAGCATACTCAATCCTGACGCGGTTTTGCCAGCACCGCCAACATTCTCTGAACCGTAGATATAGGCAGGTATTCCGGTTACCTCAGAGGCCTGCTTGAAGAAATAATCGTAAACCTTGATCAGGGGCTCGGCATTCATGTCAGGCTGGAAAAAGGTAACAGCTTGACGATTCCTACCCTGTTTATCGCTCTTCGTTTTCCAGATCTTCCACGGATAGATATCTTCCACATCTTCGCCTGCCTCGGTGCGATCCGTCTGCACATCTACCTGCGGCCCGCTGGCTATGCCCATGTTGTTGACCAGAGCCCGGGCAGTAGCATTGCATAAGCGCTGGATATCCCGCATGAGCTCGGGCAGGGCCTTGCCCCATATGCTATTATTCTGATTCTCGTAGCATGCGGAGTAATATGGCCTCATCCCCAGGGGGCTCTCGTTGAGCCTTGCCATAATAAGATAGCGGCCGATCTGCATAGCCGAGATGTCATAGTTTTTGGTAAGGTCTGGTACCTGCTTTTCGGTCATGCCCCATTCCCTGAGCATATCTCCTTGAGCCTGTCCCCAGAAGAGGAGCACATGGAAGATGGGTTCGGGGTCAATATACTCCTGGGGGGTTGCTTCCCCCTCTGCCCTTTGCTGATCAGTCCATAACCAATCCTTGAGTCCTCCTCGGCCATAGTCGAGAAGCACCGCATCGATCGTCTGACTGCTGAACCCAGGCACTCCTTTCAACGATTCGAGGTCGCTTCTCCGGTATTTGAGTCGGTGGATCAGATAGCCGTCCTGAACATGCTTGGCGCCAGGGGATGGATATATATCAAAGGGTGATACATCGATATATTCCCGCTTGAGCTTCTTACCGACTGACGGTACCGGCTGGCCAAAATCGTTTTTGGTCCACACCAAACTTTTGCGCTGCTTCACTACCGGGCCCATCATAAAGGCCGCCGGATAGGTCACCAGGTCGGTGATAAACTCGCTGAGCGCATGGTAATATTTGCCCTCTACCAGCTGATCCTCAACGTAGCGTTCCATGTTCGCGGCCGTCTGCTTGGCCAACTCTATCTCTTCTTTGAGCTTTTCATCCTTGAGCCGCTTGATAATCTTACTGATTCCCTGAGGTGACAGAGCCTCTGGGCCGATCTCCCGCACGGCGCGGTATGCCTCGAGGGAAACCACCTTCTCTATATTGGCAGATACCTCTTCGGGCAGATCAGGGATAGGAGTATGCTCGAAAGACCATGGTCGTTCGCCCGCGGGGATCATCACGTCCTTGATCCACGCCTCGGCAGCCCGGCATTTCATATTGGTCAGCATCATATAGATCTCTGAACCACCATGCTTCCTGATCTTTGCAAGGTCATCCGGGTCATAGACCCCGTTGCGCTGCCGCATGCATTTGAGCAGTCGCTGCTCCATTTCGATCTTGGAATTTTGGGCAGCCTGCCAGCAGCCCGTGATATGATCAGCGAGTCTGAGCATGGGTTCTTTCTGCTGTTCTTGTTGGGCCTCGAACTTGGCTCGCTCAGCATCCTCCATATCGGAGATCTGCCTGTTGCTGAGCACCTGTACGAGCCCGCGTGATGAACCTATGCCCAACGATCCGGTTGTACGTTCTGGTACTGCTAGCGGCATTATTCACTCCCTTACTTTTCCTTCTTCCGTCCGTTCTTAGCCCCTCTCCGAGTGGCTTTCATAGTTATACCAGTTCACTGGTCCCCGAACTCTTTTACCCACTCCTTGGCATATTCTGGATCACTGCTGAAAAGGGCCCGCTGCATCCTGCAGCGCTCTGCTTTTGATCCTTTGGGTGCTGGCATGTATTAGCTCTCCTTCCTTTATGCTCGGCTACTTACATCCTCCCTTTTTACCACCTGTTTTGCGGCCAGTTCCTCTACCCGGGGCCCTGCCCTGGCCACCGCCGCTACCATCTTTTTTGCCACCTGCACCGCTTGGTGGTCCTGTTTTGTCGCGTTTAGGCATGCTGCACCTCCTCTGATGTCTAAAGATTTACTGTTTCTCAGCACTAGAAGAACTCAGTGCCTTCTCGATCTCCATAATCGCCTTTTGAACATCGGCTTTCTGGACCTGGAGATCTGCGATACGACGGTCCAAATCAGCCTTCCTTCCACGAAGACTACGTAGAGAGACCGTCTTGGTCTGTTTTGACGTTTTCTCCTCCTCGATCTCAACCCGGACATTCTCTTTATCTTTGAGATCACCTTCTGTTTTCTTGATTTTTACAGACATATCCTCTACCTCCATATTTTATATTTGAATTTCATGTCCAGCCATCTGGATGAGCTCTTTCCCTGGATCTCTGATAGCTCCCGCTCGTTACTGCGCTCAGTCTGTTCCAAGGCGTCTTTTCGATACTGGCCACGATATACTGCATAGCAACGAGGGCGTAGTATTTCTCCTCTGGGTTCTCCCCTAAATCCATCCGCGCGAGGTTATACAAATGCCGATATAAGATCGTGCCAGGCTCTAAGCCTTCGATGGATTTCGTTTTCATCCACTCCTTGATGAACCGGATCCCGATATGGAATTTACCTACGATTGGCGCCTTATCGATCTCGATATCGTTGGCCTTTTGATACCGGCAGAAGTCATAGAATAGGCTCATCAAATCCATGTTCTCCGGCTTCATGTCGTTATACCAGAGGCGGCATTGATAGACTCGGGAATCCATCAACATCCGCATGAAGAGCTCCCTAGGCCACTCAGCGGTCCTCTCGATTACAAACAGCAAGGGCAGCTTACCGTAATTATTGATATCGGTGCGCTGTCCGAACAGGCAATAATAGGCCGGCTTCTTCTCGGTCGGCCAGACCAACGCCCCCCTGATATCATGACAGGGGATGATCTTCTGGCCACTTTCGCTCTCCGGATCCGGCTTCACCACGCTCAGGTGTTTTCCTTGGAGGATGGAGAAGATATCCTTCCTTGCGGTTTGGTTAATGGAGCTCATCAAAGACATACTCCGGTGCATTCTGCCTCGCCATACATTCATAGTTATAGGCATGTCGGTAATGATCCGGTCCCAGTTTGATGTAGACATAACGTTTACTGCCTGTCTCAGGGTCTTCTTCAAGCTTCTTCGCAACATTATGGATATGATCGGCAAACTCCTCGGTTATCGCGCATCGCTTAGGGAGGATGACACTTTCCTCAGCAATCTCCGTATGGCTCGCATCGAGTGATTCGGTCCGGTTGCATTGAACGATGTATTCCTTTTCATTCCAGGCGTACGAGCCCTTCTGGTGCTCATTGTAGTAGTTAAGATAAACTTTCCCTTTGTGGCGTTCAGCAAAGGCCCGGGCACTTCTAGTTTCAGGGAGCGCATCAATCACACACAGAGATACGTGAAACGCCTCCATAAGCCGATCCAGGTTGGTAAAATCCCTGTAATCGTTGATATGGACAATCTCACCAAAGGCTCGAGGATGCTTCCTGCCGATAACCACATGAAGGGCATTCCCGACATCGACGCCCATGGTGCATGGTTTGTCGGAGGAACTCGCTATACCTTTGTCGCTACAGAGAGAGAGCACTTCCTCAATGCTGAGCCGGTGCTCTGCCTCGATGTAGGCCCTCCCGAGCTGGAGTCGCGTGAAGTTGGCCAGGTCTAGGTGAGGCTTCCTAAACTGCTGCAGGAGTTTTTTGGGATTGATCCAATGGGCCGAGGGATGCCCTATGGTGAAACCAATAACATCCGTGATTTCAGGTCTTTTGGCTACCCACTGGCCGAACCGGGGATCAAGAGCCCTCCCGCACTTTTCACAGGCCCGTATTACAGTACCATCTCGCTGCTCATGAAAGAGTTTCGGGAAGTTTTCCTCGTAATCCAGACATGTCCAATGACCGCAGTGCTGACACTTTATGAACCAATATTCCTGGTCGGATTCCTGGAACTTCCTATCAATTCCATAGTCAGGGAGGGTCGGGTTTGCTAAGTATGACTTTGTTTGTACTCTGGACTTTGCGAGCCTGCCATCAATGAACTCATCAATCTTGGGGTCCATCTCGTCGTATTCGTCATGCACAGCATGGTCTGCAGGATCTCCCTTGAGGTTGGCAGAGGTTTTCATTTGCCCTTCGATCTCCTGAGCTAGCCGACCGGACCGGAAGTAGAGAAAGCCGCTCCCTATCCGTTTGATATTGACGCTATCGGTATCACGTATATAAGCGCCTATAGTCTCAGGATTATCGTTAATGAGAGGCTTAAATCGAGACTTGGAGAACTCGGAAACCTTGTCTTTATTCGGAAAGAGGTAATATACGCCCACTGGATATTTACCATAGATCATGCCATGGAGGACATTCAAAACCTCGCTTTCGGTGACGGTCATCTGAGTAGCCTTACGGAACACCTTGACCGGGGGATGCATAGACATAGGCCGGACCTGGAACTCGTGCCCCATGAGAGAAAAGGGCCCGGGGACCAGCCGTATTTGGCTTTTTAGTGCCCAATACCACGGATCGTCAGCCTGGATCGCTGCCTCAATCTCCGGGCTTAATAGATTCGAGATGTTCTGTAAGAATTGCATCCTTTATCTTCTCTTTGAGATCGCCTATGAGTTTTCTGTCTTCATCGCTTAACTGGATAAGATGACTAACCGGTCCCCCTCCCGGCCCGGATATCTCTTTTGGGGCATACATGGCCTCACCCATGCGAGCGAGCTCTCTCGTAGCTTCTAATTGAGTACGGGCGTCATCGTAGTCCGTTTCCTCTGAGATGATGTCTCCTTGATATGAAGCGGTGAGCACTTTCTTGGCCCCGCTTAGATCGTAGAATTTCTTGACCACATAATTCAGATAAGAGTCAGCCCCCCGCTCCTTCGCCTCTTTTTCCAAGGCATCAAGGGTAGCTTGCCGTGCATCTTCACCTGCTCGTCTGCCTACTTCTTGGTCGTCTATAGCCATAGGCTTAACTTAACCTAAT